AGATAAAATCCGCCTGCTGTTTTCCGTCCCCGCTCTTTCGGCGGTCAATCGCAAGCGTAAAGGAAGCATAAGCCTTGCCACTCTGCGTGTATTTTACGTTCGGGTCGCGTACCAGCCGCCCAATACCTACCCAGTGATTCATTCTCTCCACTCCTTTTGCGGTTGAAGCTCCTATTACTCGTAGCTAAGTTCGAGCTCGTCCATGACTTCCTCGACTTCCTCGACTTCCTCGACTTCATCGTTCTTCACCGTGCAAAATGCCATCATCAGACGCATACTCGCGTTGATGATATGCGGCTCGCTCCTGTCTCCCAGACGGTAAAGATTGATGTGACGCATCGCACGGGAAAGGTGTTCGTCGGGCGGAATCGTTTTCCATGTTTCGCCCGGGTGCTTCTTCGCGCCCGCTGTCAGTCCGCAGGCGATTGCGTCAACCCACGACGGCGAAATATAGCGGTACTCGTTCTGTTCCTCATCTTGTGGATATTTCTGCTGTTCCATAATGCTCACTCCTCCAACCTTACAAACTCCGCACTCTACCTTACAACGCCGAATCCGTAGAGCGGCGCGACTTTTCATCGTTGTACTCGTCAACTCTTCGCCGAACCTCGCAAAACCATCTGCGAACCTCGTAGCCTTACAATTCGTCCGCAAGTGAAATTACAATCACCAGCACAAATTTGTTCCGACAATGTGTTCTTTGTTCATCTCTGTATCTCGAATCACGATAACAGGAAACAACATGGTAGTCCTCTCCTCCTCAAAACGGAATATCCTCATCCGGCACAGGTGTCCCCGGGTAGTCGCCCGCGCCCCCTGCGCTGCTGTTCCTTCTGCTCTCACAGAATTCCATGCTGCCAACGACGACCTCCGTCACATAGCGTTTCGTCCCATCCTTCGCGTCATAGCTGCGCGTCTGGATGCGCCCCTCGACGGCGATCTTCTGCCCCTTTGAGACATACTGACTGATCACCTCGGCGAGCTTTTCCCATGCAACGCACGAGATAAAATCCGCCTGCTGTTTTCCGTCCCCGCTCTTTCGGCGGTCAATCGCAAGCGTAAAGGAAGCATAAGCCTTGCCGCTCTGCGTGTATTTTACGTTCGGGTCACGTACCAGCCGCCCGATTCCTACAAAGTGGTTCATTCGGATTCCTCCTCTACGGGCTTTCCTGTTTGCAGATCATACAGGCGTTCTGTACCTTTTATCGGTATTTCAATCCAGTATGGATTTCCAGTTTCGCGCCCCCACTTTTCGAGTGCTTCTGCTAGAGCGTCTTCCAGATCTTCAATTTCCTGATCTATCAGATCACAAAGAAAATCCTCGGAACTCTTCGCCAACACATCATCGGCAGCCTTGCGCAAGTTATCGACCACGCAATCAACCCAAATAGGCGGTACATAATCCTCTGTCTCTGCGATATAGACTGTTTGAGCATCTGGATTATTTGCTCTCGCGACATATAACGCATCCGACAAAAAGCAATAACCTGTATGCCATTTTTCATCTTCCAAACTGTAAATGTAGGCGTATTTATTAGTCACAACTTCTGCACCTCACACTTTCAGCAATCCACGCTTCATTGCACTGTACTGTCCATAACTCACCCCAAGTGCCCGCGCCGCCTGCACTGCATTCATAAGTCGCTGCGGGTCTTTCGGAATCTGATTTCCCCCTTTCTTACGGGCGCGTTCCTCAAGTCGCTTCGTTTCCAGCGTTCGGCAGGTCGGACAGTACTTTACCATACCGCCTGCCTCAAATTCTTTTTCGCAGATCTCACATACCCGCTTCGTCGGTGTTGCCTTTTGGTGCGCAGTGTGGCATTCATCCGTAACCCTACGGGCTTTCTCAGCACGTACAGCATCGCATTCCTTGCACACACACCGAGTCTTGCTCATCGTTACAAATACTTTACCGCAATGTCCACAGATCCGTTTTCCCGCTTTGCGGCATTCCGGACAACGCTTCGCTCCATGCGTGCGCTCAAACTCCTTGCCGCAGATCAGACACTCTTTCTTCATGCCCGCTCCTCCTTCATGCGCACAAACTCCTCAATGCAGGAGAGCAGCCCCTCCTTCGTCACAGGTACGTTCCACTTGCCCCATGTCATGTCAAGAATATCCTCGGGGCAGATCGTACATTCCGTATACCAGCTCAACGGTACATGCTTTACCCGTGCATAATACCTATGTCCGTCATGTTCGAAGTGGCAACAGAATCCTCCCGTGCCATTGTCCCGCTCCACCTTGTACGCCATTACCGCACCTCCTCCGCACACTCAACGATTCTGCGTATCACATAATCCGCGCAGGGCTGCGCCATGCCGTTACCGAGTGCCTTATAACGCGCCGTGTCGCTCCCGCCCCCGGTGTATCCGTCCGTGAGTCCCTGCAAGCGTTCACACTCCGTTGGTGTAAGACGGCGCACGATGGAGTATGATAGCGCGAGGTTTTCGCTTCCCCCGCCATATGCGCCCCCCGATGCACGCAGAGTTGCGACTTTTCCCGCTTCGTATTCACTGTATGACTTCGCCCCGTAGATGGTGGCAACAGCATGACGGTCAATCGTATTGAGCGTGTATGCTGTCTCTGCAAGTATGCCCTTCCCATTGCCGCCGTTCTCTATCTTTCGGTCAATGGTATTTCCTGCGATACAGTAGGCATGCACGACGGGAACTTGATTCCCGCCCGTTCCCATACGAGCGTTGAGCGTCGGGACGATGCCATCTTTGACGGGACGCATGACTTCATCCGCGTGCGTCATGTCGTAGATTGCGACGTGCGCCATCACGCCCAGACGATTATGCGCTGTCAAAGGTGGTACAGCTTCCGCAAGTACGGGCGCATTGTTCGCTATGCTTGCTTGTGTATCAAATCCTACAGCAACAATCTGAGGACCACGATCCGCGCAGGGGCTTCTGTCCATCCGTGCGGTCAAGGTTCTTGCTGTTTGGGGAATATATTCGCCTGACGTTCGAGCGCAATCCTCAGCTCCTCGGGCAGTTCCTTCCCCCGCTCCTTTGCTCGCCGTAGAATCCCCAGACACGCCTTCGCGCTCAAATAGTATTTCTCCGGCACGTCGGTCATAGGCTGCAAAATCCGCGACAAGAAAGATTCTACGGCGGCGTTGGGGTACTCCCCAATATTGAGCGTCGATGATGCGCCATGCGATTTGACACTCGTCACATTCAACCATTCCGGCGTTTGCCCATTTGCCATTGGGAGGTATTGGAATTTCGGTCTGTCCGATTTCCTCAAGCACGGCTCTAAAATCAGCCCCTTTGTTGCTTGAGAATGCCCCGGGGACGTTCTCCCACACAAAGAATCTCGGATACTTGCCTGCGGTACGCTCCCGCATTCGTCGAACAATGTCAACTGCTGTGCGGAATAAGCCGCTGCGCTCACCGTTCAGCCCCTTTCTTTTTCCTGCGATGGATAGGTCTTGACACGGGCTACCCGCGCAGATGATATCCACGGGTTCGATCTCGTCTGGGTTGATCTTCGTGATATCCCCGAGCTGCTTCACGTCGGGAAAATGCCGCGCCGTCACCGAGCATTGGAACGGCTCAATCTCGCTTGCCCAGACAGGCGTTACCCCTGCATGACGCGCCGCAAGAAGCCATCCGCCGATCCCGTCAAATAGACTGCCGAGCGTCATTACTTTACCTCCCGAAAGATAATATCCTTCTTCCGCATCATGTGGAGAAAGAGCTTCTTGCGCAGCAGATAGTCCCGCGTGCGTACGCCCTTCACCTCGATCACCTCGCTATGTCCGTCGGCATAGGAGACAAAGAAGTCTGCCGTGTACGTAATCGCCCTCTGCTTGTTGCCCTGATTGTCCCTGAATCCCTCAAGGAGCGTATAGGACGGTTGAAGCCCAATGCGGATAATCTCGCCGTGCTGCTTTCGCGAGAGCAGGTCAAGATAGATCTCCGCTTCCCTCTTGCTGTCAAACGTATGCCCGCACATGACCGTCTTGCGAGCGTTGTACTTGTTCTTCTTCCTGCTCTGCACCCGCACGAGGCGCATGACGTTCCCGATTGCCTCCTGCGCCGTCGGGTCAGGCTTCTTACAGGGCGTATACTCGTCCATGTCGCCGCCTCCTCACCAAGAGCAACGCATCATGTTCATTGAGTTTCTTGATTTCCTCGACAAGGTCTGTCGCTTCCTTTCCGTCCATGTACAGGATTGACTCCTTCGGAGGGTCGTACCCGAGTTCATGCAGGAACTTGAGTATAACCGTAGCTTGTTCCTCCGTCGCATAAGCCATGTCGCCGCCTCCTCAGAAGTACCCGCGTTTCTTGTTCTTCTCGTTGATGCGCTTTTGCACCTCTCAGCACGCTCCTTTCATGCCTTGGACGAAAAAGTGACCGGGGGAGGTATCTCAACCTTGCGCCATCGCTCGGCATCCCTCTCAGTTCTTTTCACGTTCCATTCATCAACCGCTTCGTCCAATGTGTAATATTCAGGCGAGGTCAATCCACAATACGGGCACTGTACACAATATTTTCTTGTCATGCCCCAATAAGTTTCTGCGCGTCCGCCGCAGAGCGGACATTTTTTCAGTTTTCTCCTCCAAATCACATGATTGCTCCTTTCATGCGATAGTCTTTGCCCCGTATCTCTACCCGCTCACACATCCCGTAGATGCGCGACATAATCCGCTGCCCCTGCATATCGTCAATCACGTTACCTTTTCCGTCCACCGTCGCCATGTGTGCGATGATCCGTGTCGGGCTGTAGTTGCTCGTGACGACCGTCGGAAGCATCTCGTTGTACCTGTGGTTGACAATGCAAAAGAGCTGCTCGCCGACCCACTCCGTCATCTTCTCCGCGCCGAGATCATCCAGCACAAGGAACGGCGTATTCTTCACCGCCTGTACCGCCTCCGAGGTCGTCCCGTCCTTGAATGAGCTGCGGATGTCTGCCATGAGGTCAGGCACGGAGGCAAAGAGTACAGGGCTTCCCGCCCTTGCACGCTCGTTTGCGATGATCGCGGCAAGTTTTGTCTTGCCCGTGCCCTTCGCACCGTAGAAAAACACACCTCTGCCGCCCGCAAGCATCCAACGCGCCGCCTCCACCGCCTTTCGGTTGCCGTCCGTGACGGTATAGTCCGCGAACGTGTCCCCCTCGTATGCCCGTGGAATCCGCGCCGAAGAAAAGAGTTTCGCGATCCGCAGCTTCTCACGTCTGCTGCGCTCGTGACGACACACCTTGAGCGCATAGGAGAACCGTCCATCATGAACTTCGACGACGGGAATCATGCCCTGTGAGGGCTGCCGACACTTCTCCCCCGTACAACCGCGACAGAGGTCTTGCGCCCGCTCAATTTCGACGATCTCATCCAGGTGTCGCCGTATCTCCTCCGCCCTCAGGTCGTACTTCCCACGGATAGACGTGATCGCGGTCGGCTTCGAGGAAATCTTGATACCGTTCTTCAAGAGCCGCGCGGCTATCGTTCCTGCCTGCTCCATGCTGTCTCACTCCTTTCCTCGGTGACTTGAACCCCTCGCGCTTCCACCGCTCGAGAATGACCATCATGTAGCCCATGTTACGTGCGTTGTAGATCACCGCCTCTTCGACGGCTGCGATCACCCAAGGCGCACTGTAGTCGTCTACAAGGTCAATGAGCTTGTCATTCTCGATCCCCCCGCTGAGAGGATGGATATTGTTTTCGAACACACGAACCACTTCCGCAAGAGCAGACTCCCCTGTGTTTTCCTCGCGCGCGCACGCACAAGCTGCTGCAGCTGCTTGTTTTTTAGTTTTATTGTTTTTATGTTTATATATGCTATCAGTTTTTATATCAGTCTTTATGTCAGTTTTTATATCAGTATCAGTTTTTATATCAGTTTTTGTATCACTGGTTGATATAAAACTTGACGATAAACTTTCTGATGCCGGGCACAGATCGATAATTTTGTATTGCGTCGGCTTCCTCCGTTTTCCGGGGATAAAGTCGATGAACCCTTTTTGACGCAATGACGTCCGAATATCACGTAGGGTATTCGGTGAACCGATGCCCGTCTCCACCTGCAGCCTTGCATCCGTCATCTCGAACCATTCCGACCAACGCTCCTGATTATTTCGCCAGAACAGACGAAGATAAACATTCACCTCATTGGAGGATAGCGTCGCCGCACTCCGTACACTGAAAGCATTGAGCTGTCTGATATAGTCCATATCCGGCGCTCCTTCATACGCCGTGTCCTTGAAACATGGTCATGTGTGCCCTGCACATTCAAGCCTCCCGCAAGTCCACGTTCTCCGGTCCGTTCACCCCGTACCCTTACCGCTCTCAGTCGGGCTAGTACCTCGCTAAAGCCGGTATACGCCTCGCGCATGACTATTTAGTACCTCACGACACGCCATCTTGTTTCTCTTACACGGTGTTTTACTTCGTTGTCAGATTGATGGCGATGTCGTCAATCTTCAAATGCTCCGGTGTCGTCAACTGATACCTTGCAAAACCTTTGTCGCCAGGAATAAAATCGATCCACCCCCGCTGCTTCAGATGGTTTCTGACCGAAAGAAGCGTCTCCCTGTCAGGAATCCCCGTCCATGCCAGAAGCATGGTGTCCCCGCACTCAAACCACGGCGCAAAGTGACGTTTCCGTTCAATGCGCAACAGATGCAAATAGAGCAGTTGATCAAATGCAGGCATTTGCATATCTGCAGCCTCTTCAAAAAACAACTGAAACAACACTCCGACACCGGCTTCCATGGATTCCATTTTCATTTGTGCCATATCATTCACCTCGCTCCCTTTATGAAGGGGTGTTTTCTACCCAATCCACAACACCGTCGCGCACAAGCTGCCCGTTTTCCTCGAACGACCAAACGATAGGCGGCTCATGTGCGTTCCATGCCTTTGTGTCGATGGAACACTCAGATACGACAACAAGCTCGTTCTCATGTGTCCCGTGATACGGATTCACGATAAGTTGCAGAACAGCCCGCGATTGATATGCACTCATTTTCCCGAGTACCTTTTTGTACGTCGCCCAGCCCTTGCGATTGTTTCCACCTACGGGCTTAAACCCGTACTCCGTCAGCCGCTCCAAATCATTGACCACAAACAAATCTCTCACCTCCTATTTTTCTTCCGCAGACCATACACATCCGCAATCCGCTCATCAATCCGTACCGGCTCGATGATGTACCGTCTCAGAAACTCCTCCTGCCCGATGCTGTGAATCTCCGTATGGTGCTCCCTGCACAGGGGAAGCGCACGCATCCCGATGTGGCAGATCTCCTTGCGGTCACGTCCCATACCCACAACATCACAGTGATGCAGGTCTGCGTTCCTGCCGCAGACCGCGCACCGCTTGTTCATGAGGCACGCCCACACATAGCGCGGAATGTCCTCTGAGAGCTGATACAACGGCTCTCCTACATCAACCCCATGCAAGAGACAGAAATCAACGAGATACGAGATAAAGAGTCGTGCGGTCGTCATGTCGCAGTCCGACAGTGAGAATGTCCTTCTGAGCGTTTCCGCTTCGCCGATAAACATAAGCTTTAGCATTTCCTTCATTGCTTCGGTCGGCGTATACCCCCACCATGCGGCGATGTAGGAGATGAGGACATATGCTTTCTTACGTTGATCTGCGGATATGTGACGTTCATCCACGAGCTCCACGCCAACAGTCGGTTGATACCCCTCTGGTCTCTTTTTGTTGTGACGAAACGGGACAAAGACCGTAATGCCGTCATCCCGTTTCTCCACAACTTCACCTAGGAGCACCATCAGAACGGAATGTCGTCATCATCAGCGGTATACGCGCTGCGCATCTCCGCCTCGATGCATTTCTTTTCCGGTACTGCGATTGCCTCGACTCCCTCAATCGGCAGGATGCCTATGCACTTTGTCGATGTGTAGATCTTGCCGTTGTAGACATACTCCTCTTCGCGGAACTTACCGCCAAAGAGTTTGCCGACAAGGCTCTGCTCGTCCCAGTTCCACACATAGCCGGGATTGGATTTTTTGATGTTCTGGAGCATGCCCTTGAAGCGCCCTTGATGATCACCAGCCGTGAGCTGATAGTACATACCGCCCCATTTTGCATCAGCATTGCCTGCCTTGCGTCCCTCATATTGTTTGCGGTAGTAGTTCGCGTACTTGCCGCTTTCGATGTCAAAGGCAATCGTCAGCATCTCCGCGCCGCTCTTTGATTCACCCAGCTGCACCTTCACGATACGGCATTCATAGCCCCCCGGCGGCAGGGGAATGTACTCCCCCGTAACAGCGGCTGTCTCGTCCCAGTTACTTGGTTTCGTCATCATTGTCATCGTCCTCCTCATACTTCTTGAGCGCCGCGATTACCGCAGCCATGTCATTCGGGATTTCCTTTGGGAAACACCCCATCGGACTTTTCGCCGTGGAGTGATCTGCCTGTGTGACAAATGTATATTGCCCGTCACTCCCCTTAGAGAGCAGAACCGTTGTGAACTTTGCCTCGGGTACAAGTTTGTCTAGCTTGCGCCCAGAGGTTTTCATCCGTGTGAACATATAGCCGTTATCATCGCGGTCGGTTTGCGAATGCGCCATACATACGACCGTCAGATCATCACGGTAGAGATGGATATTTGTGAGAATCCCCCAGATGCTCCAACACATGTCAGACCACTTGTCATATCCCTTCTCCCGCATCCGATTCATCTCATCGTCTGTCATACACATATTTAGCGTGTCGATGACAACTGTCTTGATGTGCCGCAGGTCGCCTTTGTCAATACGGTTCAGCACCTCGGTGATCTTCGGGACGCTCGATGTCTGGAAATAGTTTTTGTTTGCGCTGTTATAGGACTTGCGCCAGCCACGCCACGACAGCCCCTTGCGATCGGCGTCAATGATGAATGTGGTCGCAGGGTCGAGAGTGCGGAGAGCGGTCGTCTTGCCGCTCCCGCTCTCCCCCATGACCAGAATTGCTCTGCTCATTTCGCCACCTCCACATAGAAGCTCGGCGCGCCCTGCGTGACGGTCATTCCTTCGATGATCTGACCCGTGGCACTCACCACACGCCCGTCCTCCATGACGGTCAGTGTTTTCTTGTAGTCGCCCCAACGTACGGATTCCTGCACCTTGACAAAGGAGACATCATTTTCCTTGACGAACGCGAGGAGCGCGGCGTTTGTTGCCTCTGCCTTCTCTTTGCCCATCTTCCAATCTTCCGCACCCTTGCGGAATCCGATCACACCAGAGGGCAACTTGACCGACTTCTTCTTGCCGTCCGCGATCTTCTCTGCCACCCACGGCTCAAGCAAGCTTTTGAGATATGCGTCGCTCCCGTCAAGCTCTGCAAGCGCATCCGCCCGCCACTTCTCATAGCGTGCGATCATCTGCTTGTACTGCTCTTCGATGAGTGCCCGCCCCTTTGCGTTCTCCTCCATCTTTTCGAGACACCACTCCGCACTTGCCTCATCCGTCACCGCGAACGGCTTCTTTTCAGTCCCGTATGCTGCAATCCGCTCACTCATGATGCCAACACAGCCTTTCGGAATACGTCGAAGTTACGCTGATGAGAGCTTGCGTTTTCCTTAACACGCCGCTCGTACTTGTTGTAGTGAAGCATGGAATCAATCGTTACGAGCTTGTCACCGAAAATACAGCCCTTGTCAATGTAGGTCAGTTCGATGTGTGCCGAGCCCTTATAGCGTCGCATATCCGCCGAGAGCAGCGTGAGCCGCCCGAATGCTTCCTCAAGCTCCACAAGGGCTTTCAGCCCCTCAGGCAGCCGCTTTGGAATCTTCATCTCTACTCCTCCTCAATCTCCGTGACCGCCGTCGAAAAACCGTACTCGTCGAAATCAAAATGCTCAAGCATCTTGCTCCGCTCCATGTCCGCGACGATCTGTTCCGCATCATCGGCGCAGGGTGCACTCACCTCGACAAAGCCCTCAAGCGTGAAATGTACCTTGTAACGCATCGTCTTCCCTCCTACTTGTCTTTCTGTTCGCGGTACTCACTCAGCAGAGCCATGATAAGCCCCGTAAGCGTCAGCCCGCGCCGTTTTGCATCTTGCTCCAACCACCGCTTCAACTCCGTTGGAATCCTCAAAAACATATTCTCTCTCATATGACCCTCCTGTATTTCTAAGTGATGTCACTTCGTAATCTTATTATATCATTTTGCAAAGTGATGTCAATATGCAATATTGATTTTTTTGCAAAAATGTATCATAATGAAATCACTAAGAAATATAGGAGGGATTATCGTGGCTACCGACAAACGCGCTTTCACGATGCGTATGCAGGCAGAGAACTTCGAGAAAATTAAGTACATCGCCGAATCTAACAAGCGATCTATTGCTATGCAGATTGAGTATTTAATAGAGCAATGTGCCTTAGAGTTTGAGAAGGAGTATGGGACGATTCCTAGTCAAACGTCACCGCAAGCGGATTCAGTTTGACTAGGAGATATTCATGGAGGCTTAACCCTCTGTGTTCCGCCTCCTCTTTCAGCTCTTCATAGAGTTCCCTCGGAAGCCTAAGTGTCAGCGGGACTTTCGAGGGTTTTTCGTTCGTCATTGCCTTTCCTCCTCATCCGTGCTATACTCACGGTGTTCAATTCATTTCTGCGCTCAGAGCGGTGCCAGCCGCTTCGGGCGCTTTTTCTTTTGCATTCAGCTCATTCACGCGCTTCTGCGCCTTCTCATATGTTGGATAGATGTTATGATCCATCTGAATGACACCGTCCACTTTGCCGCACGCCTGATACAGTGCAACAGAGAGGTTGACAATCTGGTGGATGATTCTCCACTCCGTCTGCGCCGCCTCTCCCATCGCTCTCAGCTTCTTGAGACGCTTCCACGCCTCATCCCGTGAGGCATAGAGACGGCTGTCCGTCGTTGTCACACCGTTGATCTTGCAGCATACCGAGTAGAGCGGCTGCACAGGGTGAATCATTTGTCTGCAGACTTTCCACTGCGTCATTTTGCTGCCGCCTCCATTTCATTCATCTTTCGCGCAGCTACGAGTGCCTCATCCTGTGTGTCATAGAGACGAATGTGAACTTCCTCCATGCCGTCCA